CATTTACTGAACTCGCTTCTGGAATTACAACTTCAACTATGTATACTGATGCCACCCCGGGGCCCCATACCCTATACGGTATGTATTATGACTGTAGCGTCAATGGAGGAAACCATATGTTTAAAATTAATGGGTCTGGTGGAGCAAAAACAATTCCTTTCACTATAAGTTCAACTTTAACATCTACATCAAATACTTTAACTGTTAGGAATGCAACAACTACCAGTAACAGATTAGATATAGATACCAATAATTCCCAAAAATCAACTTTGAGAGCAAGAAGTGCAACAGCATCTACAAATGCACAAATTGAAATTAATTGCGATACAGTTAATGGAGCAGGAACTGTAGCGACCAATAATGTAATGAATATTGAACCATTTACAATCAAAATTAAACGACCTATTGAAATGATATACACAACAACTCCAAGTATATCGTCTCAATTAGGATATACAAACAGCCAAACAGTTGGTGATTTAGCCCGTTCAACACAAGCATCTCCATATACTTTAGCAAGTGACACTTTACCCTCTGCAGGAACTTGGCAAGTCACAGCACATTTCAATTTTCAAACTACTGGTAATAATACATATACTACATTTTCTTACGCAATAGGAAGTGTGAATAATGCTTTTCCAGCCACATTACCTTATACAATTACATATATGAGAGAACCAAATACAGTAATCAATAATACAGAAATAACCAGACAAATATCAATGACAATTCAAGTAACCACTGGAACTACAATTTATTTCACTGAACAAGTTGTATTCGGTGGAGGTGGAACTACAAATATAGGATTGAGATACAGTTATACCAGAATTGGATAAACAATTCATTTTTTATTCTTTTCATATAATATAATGAATTCTAACAGTGTCGAAGTAGTTGAACAAGAAGTTTTACTCCCATATTTAGTAAGTAGTTTTGATATGAATGTTATCGTAGTTCAGTTAAATGTTCAAGCAACAGTTATCGTCAATACATTTGACAAAGATAGAAATAGATTATACGAAAAACAAATTATCATTGAAGGAGAAGATTATACTAATTGGGGAAATGATGACGATTATTTAAAAAATTTAGTTGCTTCAAAATTAGGCTTACAAATCAAGTCATCTGTTGTTGAACCAGAATCAGAAAATATTGACTTAGTCATTGAAGATTTCCCAGTTTATTGATTTAAATATATTATCTCCTTATATATAAATGATTGGTTTTTTGGTTGGATTTGCTGTTGCTTGGATGAGTGAAATGATTAAAGAGTATTTAAAAAAAAAATAAATGTGTATAGTAAATATGGTTGATAGTAGTTTAATTTATGGTTGTGCAACTCTTGGTGTAGGAGTCATTGCTTTATTGATTAGATACACTTTCAAATCAAAATGCAGTGATGTTTCTTTATGTTTCGGTTTAATTCAAATCAAGAGAGATATCAACCAAGAAATAGAAGAACAAAAAATGGAGGGTAATTCGCCAAATCGTCAAATGAGTTTGCGACAATTGAATAATATATGAGATGATAATATAATGAAAAAAAAATTACATTATCTTGATAAACAAATACAAGTGAAATTGACAGTCGATGACAAAAAAAAAATCCACACAAATTTAATGATTATATTGAATAAATTAATTGGGCGTAGAAAAACGTTCCTCAATTAAAAAATTGAACCATTCCCAGTCTAAAGAATTAATTACAAATGTTTGATTGGAAATATTGAACATATAATAATACATTTATCTATATTTAAGATAATAAATATAATTTTTTTTCAATTCATATGTATAATATGCTAACTGATAGTCAAATTGAAGAACTTTGCCAGAGAATGGGAATACCATTAGCACCAAATGGAATTAAATTTAAAAGTGAAGTCAATGCAAGAGATTTAGAATATAACAAATCTTACATAATTAATTTAGATGACGAATATGATGAAAAAGGACATCTTAATAGTGGAAGTCACTGGACGGCTCTTCAAATAGTTAAATATCCAAATGGAAATGTAGCACCAATATATTTTGACCCATTTGGAATTGCTCCACCAGAAAATGTAAAGGAACAAGTAATGAAATTTTGCAAAAAGACGTTGCCTCATTCGACAAAAGATATTCAATCAATGATGGCAAATGCTTGTGGGTGGTATTGCTGTGCTTATCTACATTACATAAATGCTTTCAGTCACAGATGTGGAGATGTCTATGATGATACTGAACAATTTTTATCTTATTTTGATGATTTAAATAAATCAACTGATTTTATGAAAAATGAATTTATCTTGAAACAATTTTTTCAAGCAAAAGACCCAAATGCGAGAAGAGAAATTACAAGTTTGATTGATGGAACAAATCCAGATGAAATTACGAATGATAGAAATGGAAATGGAATTGTCCCCTTCGACAAATAATTTTTTTTGTCTTATATATAAATAATTTAATTTAAAAAACGAAATTATTATCTAACGATATTATACAATGCCACCATCAGGAGGATATAATCCAAAAGTATTTCATCCAGAAATGTCAAACAACATTCCACAAATGAGGTCAGCCTGTTTTCAAAAACCATTTTATTTCGGCGGAAGTTCTGTCCCAGTCAATTTAGGACTCCCAAAACAAAGTTATAGTGGAGCAGGATTTGTTGGCGATGCACCACCGAAACATCAAGCAGATTCAAAATACCATATACTGCAAAAAAATTTAACAAAATGATTGAAATGAAATGGCGATAAAAAAAAATTTTTTTTATCACACAATATTATAACGAAGATGAAAACAATTATTCTTAATAGCACACATTTAGTTAGAGATGGAGAAAATAACAAGTTGGTTTTCAAATTCCCGAATAGTGTAAAATTTGAAAATTCATTAGTTGCATTTGCAGGATGTTCAGTGTATTATTCTTGGTTCAATATTGCAACTAACTTGACTAACAATATTTTCACATACAATTGGATTAATGGTGCAGGAGTCAAAACAACATACACAGTGACAATTCCTGATGGATTATATGAAGTTGCAACAATAAATCAATATTTGCAATTCACATTTATCAATAATGGACATTATTTAGTGAATAGTTCTGGTCAAAATGTGTATTATGCTCAACTGACTGTGAATCCATCAAGATATGCAGTGCAGATAGATACATTTTTATTCCCAACTGCACTTCCAGTAGGATGGACTAATCCGGCGGCAGTTCCATTTCCACCACAAAGTTTCAATCCAGTTATTACACTGCCATCAAATATCAATGATATTTTAGGATATGTTGCAGGATTTTCTACTGAACAAAATTTAAATAACGCATACATTCCACCTGTTAGTCAATATGTGAGTAAATTGGCAAATGGAACATTGAGTTATATTTCAACATCTGCTCCAAATGTTCAACCCAATTCATCATTATTATTTTCGATGAGTAATGTTGATAATGCGTATGCAAATCCAACGAGTATTTTATATACATTAGTTCCACAAGTAGCAGTAGGCGAAATTATCACAGAAAAACCTCCAAATTTTATTTGGGCGAAATTAATCAATGGAACATACAATGAATTGAGAATGACTATTTTAGGAACAAATTTGCAACCGATTAAAATTAATGACCCAAGTATGACAATTATTTTAGCGATAAAAGATGGGAATGATGTTTATAATCGTTGATTTGGTGAAAAATAAATATTTCGTAATATTACAATGAGTTTCCAAAATGATATTACCGAACAATATTTAATGTCAGTCTATGACAATCTTCAACAAGAGCAATTGAGACTGATGAATTCAGTGAAAAGTGGAAATAGTAGTGAAATGGAAGATGAGAAAAAACAAACTGCCATCACAAAACAAATCACACTCATCAATTCCATTAATATGAATTTAATCAAATTGAGAAATTTGAAGAGAAAATCGCAAGTTGAATAATTTTTTTATCTTGTAATATTAATATGGTTAGATTGATTTATTATGCAAGTATGCCAAATCTTCATTTGCATTCAACTCATCACAAAAAGATAGGCAGGGGTATGGGGTCAGTTCTTTTAGGTGGAGTGGGAAGTGCCTCATCTTATTCAAGTGTAGATGATTATGCCGAAACAACTGGACGACAAATTGGTTCTGGACTTTATCCTTCAAGCGGAAGTGGATTGGGTCTTGGTTTAGGATTAGGATTAGATAAGGGTGGATTGAATAAAAAATTGGAAAGTTTGAATATAACTCCAAAAAGAGAAAAATCAAAAAACATTCGATTTAATTTATAATGCGAATCAATTAATTGTAATTATAATATTTTTTTCTCCAACAATATTATAATAATGTCAGGTGATAAATTGGTTTTCGATTTAGCAAATGAAGTTGATGATATTCCAAATATTTTCCTACGTCGCGATTGGGTAAATATCCTCGATAATCAAAACGGAAATTACAATTCTAATCAAAGTGTAATTGACACATCTCAACTTTCCAATTCAAATAAATATATGGGTTATAGAGAGGGCTATTTGGTTGTTCCAATGCTTTTGAGTATGACATCACCAACTTTGGGTGTTGGAGTAATGCCAAATTCAGCAGTCAAATCAACAGAATTTGCAGTTGGTCTCAAAAATTGGTTTGGTCAAATTATCCATTCTCTCACATTAGACTTCAATGGAACAACCGTCATTCAGCAAACACCATACATCAATATGTGGAATTCATTTAAATTGATGACTTCGCTGTCTTGGCAAGATGTTCGAGATTTAGGTCCAACAATGGGCTTCTATCCAGATGACCCACTATCTTGGACTTATCAAGGGGCTGCAAGTTTATCAGGTAAGGGTGTTTGTAATAATACTAATATGCGACCACCGTTTAACGGTCTTGGACCAAGAGTTGGTATTACCACTGCTGGAACTACAAGTGGAGGATTTGGTGCTCTTGGAAATAATGATAATCAGTATTTATGCGGTCTTGGAAATGAAGGATTCTTAAAACGCCAATTATACATTGCGTATGATGGTGCTGCAAGTAATGGAAATTCCACATTTGCACTAACATCTTTGAGTGATGGTGCTTCCAATCAATTGTGGAAATCGAGAGTTATCACAAAAACTGCAAGCACCGCTGGTGTAACTGGTGCTTATCAAGTTGCTATCACTGCTACAATTCATTTGAGACATCTTCATTCCTTTTTCAATCAAATTCCTCTCATCAAGGGTGCTTTTATGAAATTGACTCTCAACTTGAATAATACCACAACTTCATTTAGAAGTTTAGCAAATACTGGCGTTTATAATTTATTAAGTGTTCAAAATTCTGTTGGTGGAGTTAATCCAATTATGGTTGCTTCTTCGCAAGTTTTGAGTATTGGAGCGACAAGTGCTGGTGCTGATGCTGTGAATATCAATTTTTATAATGGTGGAGCTCCGCTAAATAAAACTGCAGCGAATGCAACTCCACTGGCTGCACCTGCTGATTATTTGGTGAATCTTTCAGTTGGAGCAAGATGTTTGAATTCATCTATGACTGGTCTCACAGAAAGCACATTGGGAAGAAGTGTCATTCTCTACGTTCCAGCATATTCATTCAATGCAGTTTTCGAACAAGCATACATTTCTAATCCAATCAAAAAAATTATGTATGAAGATGTTTATCAATATCAAATTCAAAATATTGCTGCTAATACTGGTAACATAAATAATCTTTTAACTAATGGCATTGCTAACTTACGTTCAGTGTTGATTTTACCATTTTATTCTGCAAGCGAAACGAGTGATAATGATACCGTAGGTC